GTTAAAATTGCACTTTGTTCTATGTCTCCAATACCATATACAGGATTTAAACCACCACCTTGCATAACTGTTTTAACAGCTTGAAATCTTACAGAGTCACCAGTTATCAAATTATGTCCAGGTTGAACTACTTGAATATTTGCAAGTTGTTGCTGCCCCGAAAAAGAAGTTGAGTTAAAAAAAGGAGTTCCAAATCCATTTTCTGTCACAGATATAAAATCTTGTACTGGAAATTCTGTTCTTGCTGGATAAGCATGTTCCAAGGCTTGTGCATCAGCGCTCACGGGTCTTGGTGTAAGTTGTGGTTGCTTAACTTCAAACTCAGAATTATGAACCCAGGCTCCTGTCCATTCTTGCACCATTTCTGTATAAGGGAACGCGGCCCCTGATCTCATTGAGATCATCAATGCTCTAGAACCTTTGGAATAAGTAGCCATTAGATATTAGGGTAATAAGTTTTAGGGGTTATATGTGTACTAGATGGAGATCCATCTTCAGATAAAGCCCTTGCTAAATCATCTTCGTAAAACAATTTTAATTCTTGTGTTCTCTCTGGTGCAAACTTTTGAGATAATAAATAAGTTAAACCTGAAACCATACATGGAATAAATCTAAAAGGAGTATCGGTTGCATTACTAAATGCCCCTACGTCTTGAATTCTTTTAACATAATAAACCATTAATTTACTTGTTGCTGCAGCTGCTGCTGCATTAGGTAATGGATAAAGTGTAACTGTAACTCTATCTATAAATCTTTGAACCCAGAATTGAGAAGGTGTTCCAATTGTAGCTTTGTTGGCTGTACCGGAATAACCAGATCTATCTACTTTAGATAAAGCAACATCTGATTGTGATGTAGTATTATAATTTTGTCTAAAACCTATATTTAAAATATCTGTAATACCATAAACATTTGCTGTTGGAACTGTTGTAGCTTGTGGTGAAGCGGCAGCGGCTGCTGCACTATCAACTGCATTTCTATAAAAAGTATATGTACCTGCACCTTCGTCAGTTGCATCTACATTTGTAGATGACCCTTGAATCAATGTAACGTTTGTATTACCAACTTCCCAAAAATGCAAACCTCTATTGCCCCATTCTTGAAATAAAATATTTAAAGATCTTCTAGCTGTTTTAAGTTGATGTCCAGAAGTACCAACTAAACCTATACGTTCATAGGCATCAGAAATAATCTCATCAATAGAAAAGTCTTGATCAAATTGATAAGCACCCGAAGTTGTATTAGACATTTAATACTCCTTTAAAATGTTCCTACTATATAAAAAAAATCACAGTTAGTTAAATCTGCATATATTCCAGTGTTAGCATAAATACCTGCTCCAGGCATTTTAAACTCATGTACATTGTTTCCTGCTGTTCCAAATTTACCATGAAAAATTAATGCAGAAGCTGTTTTACCATCCCCTATTTCATTATAGAGTTTAATTTCAGCGTCTGCTGCAGAACCTTGACCATATATAGTCATAATATTACATTTAGTAATATTGGCTGCTGAACCGGCTACGAGTGATTGCACTTGTCCGTCTGCTGCTAGTATTATTGATTGTTTAACTTTTGATGTTATTCCCATAATTTTCTCCTTAAATTTTGTAGGAGCCCCGGAGGGCTCCGTTAATTATTTATTACGCTTCTTTTGCAAAAATACCTTGAACAGATACAACTGTCCAATGAGCAGTTGAGTTCAAAGATGCAATTGTAACATGATCCCCCACTTTAGATGTAGCTTTTGTATTAATAAGATCTTTATTATCTGTTAAAGATCCCGCATACAAAATACCATCATTAGCGTTTGGACTAATTGTTAAAGCGTTAGCTCCATCTTGAGCTGTATTTACAAATGTAATTACTGCTCCAATTGAAATTGCAGGTAAAGTAAATTTAACAGCATCTGTAGATGAAGTAAACGTCATTCCTGCGGCTAATTCAGCAGCAGTTATTGTGTGACTTGTTTTTTTGTTTTCTAAATTAAATCCCGTAACAATTGCAGCTTCATTAAACTTTCCTTGTAATACCGGTCCTCTAAATAGTGTTTGTGCCATGATTATTCTCCTAGTTAATTCTACATAGTCTCTAGGCCGTCGACTATACCGCGTCCATGCAGAAAATTAATTTATTGTATAGTGTAAATATTATATGTTATTTTTGAGTAGAGTGCAAGAGATCCCTAGGTATTTATGCATTTCAGCGATGTAGCTTTTGTCTAAGTAGCTACAGAAACTTGTGGAGCAACGCCTTCAACGTTATTTTGCCTGTGAGCGATTTCAGCTTCTTCAAGCTTAATCTCAGTAATGATTTGCCTGATTTTATCATCAAGCCTAACCATGTTAAGAGTATATCTATCTTCATTAATATGCTCTTGTTCCCACTTCAACTCCAAGGACCTTTTTGCTTTGTATAGGTCTTGTATCATAAACAACCTCCTCAAAAGTTATTCGATTTAATCCCGGATCGTAACTATTTCCGAGAGATTCCCAATTTATACTCTTTTCTCCCAACTTGTCAAGGATTGATTTTTCAAGGGAAACAGGACTATCTTCAGACAAAACTTCAAATTTTGCATGATGATCATAGGCCCATATATTTACTAGGAATTTTTTCATATTATTACTTTCTTATTAAAATGTGGCCGAAACATGTCCGGCCACAAAATTATTTACTGATTATGCACCACTACAACCGAAGATACCTCTATAGTCAGAAACGCCAAACGCGTATCTTTCTCTAGCTTTGTATCTAACGTTTCCAGTGTCAAAGTCTCCTTCCATTGACGTAGTCAACGGAGTTCTTGAGAACATCTTCATACCATTTGGAACGTCTGTAATTAAGAACCAAGAATCAGCGTCAGTTAGGAAATTGTTCACTCTGTAACCTTGAGGAACCATTCCCATTGAGTTGATTGCATTGATATCATTATCAGCAGTTTGAGTTCTACCTTGAGACTTCATAAGTCTTTCAGCGTTGAACTGGTTAGCTGATGGAATGATCATCTTAACCGCTTTAGCAGCTATTCTTAAACCTCTTTCATCAGTGAAAGCAGCTACGTCGATTAGCGCTTGCTCTAATGAAGTTTCGTTTAAGTCAGCTTGAGTAGCAAAAGTGTTAGCTACATTCGTACCTGAAACTGTAGTATGCGCTGTATTAAACAGTGATACTTGGTCTCCAGATGTAAATGTACCAAAACCATTATTTAATGGTGCTGCACCTTTTACTTCTTTAGCGTTGGACATAGATCTTGCTAGTGCTTTTGTGTATCTAGAAGAAAGTCTATCATAAAGGTTATCCTCTATTGCTTCTTCTGTGATAGCGAAAGCTAGCGCAATCGTTTCCATTGTGTATCTAGCAGTGTAAGTCTCTTGTGCTTCATCGTAATTAACACCTTGACCTTCTGCTTTGACTTCTGCGTTTGCAAAACCAGATAACATTACTTCCTCTTCGAAAGCTCTGTCAGATGATTCTGTTGTATAAATCTCAGCGTGCTGATTTTCATATCTTTTGTATTCCAAGCCGAATAGTGCATTCAGACCTGGCTCTAACTCTTTTACGAGTTGTGCTCTTGATATTGCCATGTTTTTATTCTCCTATTCTATGATTAACTTGGTGTTACAAATTCGCAAAGGTTTTGTACTACTATTACTTTTGCAAAAGCCGCTGTAATGTCTTCATTCTCAGGGTCTTCTGCTACTCTTAATAGTCTCCATTGCGATGCTGTTGCTGATGTTGCGCCAATGTTTAATGTTTGTGATGATCTTCCAGTAATTGTACTACCTGCTACAGCATTACTCTGGTAAGTTTCCATAAATCCAGCTTGTGCTACTGCAGCGTCTGTTGCAATCTCATAGTTTTGGAAAGGGTTATCATTCACAAACGCATCAATGTCAGTATTGCCATCAGTTGCTGTGTTTGCTATGTAAACGTTACTAAACGTTGGCTTTTGTGTATTAGCCGCAGTGTAGAAACATCCGTTGAATACGCCAATAGTTTTACTATTAGCTGCTCCAACTGTCATATAACCAGCTGCAGTTTGAACCTGCGTGCCGAGAAATATGTTAGTTGCATTGCCATTATCGATTTTATACTTTGACTGTCCAGATACTGCAGGCGAATTGCCTAAAGTACTAACAGGTGTAAAACCCATTCCGGCTACATTTCTATTTGCCATGTTTTTTTTCTCCTTAGTGAACCTGCCACGTTAGTGGCCTCCAGTTCGGTTAATGTTATTCGTTGGAGAAAGAAATAGAATTTTATTTCTTGCTGCCACCGAAGCTTTTGCTAGAACGCTCGACGCTCATCGGCATTCTTCTATCTTGATCCCTAAGTAAGTCGTTGTTTACTGCTTCGTCTTGAGCTTGAGTTTGTCGTGTTTCATACTCTTGACGTTGCTGCGCAAGTTCTTCGGGTATCCTTGCCAAGACAAGGCCTCCTACTCCAATTACTCCAGCGTATTTTCCGTCTTGTACTATTGGAAAGTCAGAATCTTCATACTCTTCAGCTCTCACTAATTCGTATCCAGCTCTTAATCTACCATGTAAATTTTTGGTATCTTGAAAGCCCATTGATTCTACTCTTATCCATCTGTGTACAAAGCCATCTGGCGCTGTAGGTGCATCGAGTGATGAAGGTGGCTTATACTCTTTAGGTCGTTCAGTTTTGTCCCTAGTATTAGCCGCACGAGAAGTTTTATTTATTGTTTCTTTTGTCATATGCTTATGCTCCTTCCGTGAGTTTTAATTGTTTTGCATATTCTTCGAGTGGCACTCCTAATTTTTTAGCTATTGCTACCTGTGAAGAAGTGAGTCTCACAGTTTTGCGACCAGGTTTTGTGCTTCTGTTAGCCGAAGCTACCGACTGAACGGCCCTGTTCGTTTGCTTTATATCATTATTACCAAATTTATGACCAAAGTCAACTCTAATTCTTTTGTCAACCTCTTCATAATATTCATTACTCGCAGGATCATATCCCTCTTTTTCCACTAAATCCTTGTGAATTTCAAAGGCAGTAAAAGTCATAGCTCTATCTGTTCCGAACCATTCATTTTTTGTTGCCCAATCTTCCGCCATAGGATCAGCTTGTGGTAATGATCTTGGAGTTTGTTTTGGTAATTGTCCACCGTCAGATAGTTGTACAGGTTTTTCCTGTTCAACTGGTCTTGTTGCTTTACGTTGCTCTGCTTTAGCATTCTCAAAGGCTAAAGAAGCAATTCTTTTATTAGCTTCAACTTGTAACGCCGCATCCCCATTCTCAATAGCCAGTGCAAGATCTTTTTGCGCTGAATCAAGTCCAGTTTTTAGGTTAGTTTCAAATTTAGTTTGGTAATCAGAATCAATCTTATCAAATCTAGATTTATCCTCTTTTCTTTTTGCTTCTATAGCGCCGGCGTATTGAAGTGCAGCTTGCTCTCGTCTTTCAGCTTCTCTCATCTTACGAGTCAATTTAGCAATTCTAGATTGTACACCTGTACTATAATCTTCTAGTTTCTTGTCTTCCTTTGTTTCCTGTATTACTTCTGTTCCGTGGTCCGTGTTTTCTGGAGCAGTATCAACTACCGACTCCTCTTTTACTTCTTCAACAGATACATCGACCTCTGGTCCTGATGTATCTAAATCAACCGAAATTTGTCCTGGTGATTTTTTTTGTTCTTCTGGCATAGTGACTCCTTTTCTACTATGTTAATATTTGTGCAGGATATCTGTTGGATCCTGTACGGTTGCGAGTATCTCATCGTCGTTTAATAGACGAACTTCTCCACCTTCGATCTCGATTCGTGATCCTGAATAACGTGCAAAGACTACCCAATCTTTAACCTTGCACCACGGACCATGTGGAAATTTATCTTTATCTAAATAACAATCAGGTCCCATAGCAAGAACGCTTCCGCATTGCGATGCAACTTGTTGTCTATCGATAGTTTCTTGTCCCATTAAAATTCCGCCATTAGTTTTCTCTTTCATTCTGAAAGGGAGAACTAACATACGCCATCCTGTGGGCATAGGTAATTTTGTAGTTTCCGCTGTAACTTCTTTTACAGGCTCTTCTTTATATTTATCTAATAATGCTGATTTAGTTTTTGGAACCTCTATTGAGGTCGATGACTGTTCCGCTTTGTTCATTTTCTTCCTTATCGTTTAGCAGGCTAATGATTTCCTGGCGCACTGATTCCAGTGCATTTATTTGTCCTATTGTATACTTGTAAGTCTCCATACTGTCAACCCCTCCCGATGTAACGGATAAGGCTAATAACGTGACTCTTTTATCTAGTGCTCTTCTTAATTTTGCTAATACTTGTTCTGGTTCCATTTTTTCCCTTTCTATTTTTTTGCTATTTTATCTTTATTAGGTCCTTTTTTTATCACATAATCTTGAGTTCCACTAGCCCCTGTTTCTACTTCTTTTTTCAAGTGTCTAAATAAACTCAATTCTTTTATCTCTTTAAGATTTTTTTTTAAAAAATTTTCTATAGACTTCGTGTCTCTCACTAGCAATTCCATTTTCTAAGTGATTTAGATAATCTATCTTCACCAGTATTATTACTAGCTTTCTGTCTCTTACGCATCCCGGTCATACGCGCGCAGAAAGAAGTTCTACGTTTAGCGGCTTTAGAACCTTTTTTTAATTTTGAGGGTTTAGTAGTTACTGCTGTTTTTAATTTGGAACCAGGATTAGCTGCTCTGTAAGATGCAACGCCTTTTTTATTAAGTCCACCTGATTTAGATTTACCTTCTTTTCTAGTCCAAGCTGCAGAAGCCATTATCTTTTCTTTATTACTTTTTTTAATACCTTAGCTTGACCTGCATGTAACTTAGATGCTTTTACCAAAGCTTTAGATACTTTTTTAATTTTATTTTTATTTAATTTATTCATAGTACTGGACTCATGCATGTGCAATCTTTTAATAAGTCTCCACATCTAATACAGTTTGTGACTGGAGGTAATGGTTTTCTAGTATCTTTACACTTGCATCTTTTTGCAAGTATCGTTTTAAAAAAATTTTTAATAGATTTAAACATTAGTCTTTTAAGTCTTTACCTTTTGAAATACCAGATTTAGTTTTTTTCTCTCCACTGAATTTTTGATTAATTTGTCTATAAGCGGCTAAAGTTTTATCTGATGACTCCAACATGGGTGCATGAATTCTTTGAACTCTTCCTGGAATTTTTTTTAAGTTAATTTTATGTGCTGAATCTTTATTAGCTATAGGTTTAACAGATTTAATAGTTGGAGAAACTTTTTTACTTTTCCCTAACATTCCAA